CCATCATTGATATATGTTTGATCGTTTTCAGTATTCCAAACAATCGTATTACCTAGCCAATTATATATAGCTTTATTATATTCTGAGTTTGTGTTTTGTGATTTACTACTAATAAGTGATCTGAATCGGTCAAAAAATGAAGCCATTAATATAAAATTTTATGTAAAAATACAAAATAATAAATTCTTATTTTATAACACAAAGAAATCGTTTCTATTTTTATACCTAGAATAAACGGAATATCTCAGGGAATCCATAAGATGATTATTTTTATCAATAGGTTTATTTATTATTGTGCCATCCTTTAACTCCTCCCATAAGTATGTTAATTGCTCATTTAATAAGTTTTTTGATTCACTTGATACAATAACATCAAATTCTTTAATTAAACTGATCCCAGCGTTTATTGATCCCTGGCCCTTAATTGCGCCTTTTGCCAGAACATCCATTTGGCGGAGCTCCTCTATTGATTTTGGTTCGGCACTGTCGCAAAAAGCCAATATATTATTTAATTTTTTTTCTTTTAAAAATTCTGCTAGATCCCTGTTAGTCATTCCAGTTTTATATAACCATTCATGTACATATAATTTATCGCCTATCCTGGCAACCTCTACAATGGCACATTTGTCGTTAGAGTAGCCGAAATCAATGCCTAGCACAGTATCATCAAACTCAGGAAACTCAGATCTAGGAATATAATTCCATTTTTTAAATATTTGCCTATCACTGAATACAGCTCTTTGGCCCTCACCATAAACCCGCCAATAATCTGGATCTCTCTCTCTTATTCTCTCAATTTCATTAATTAACTCTTTAGGTAAAAATTTATTATCCTTATATGTTGAAATAAATAGCTCGGCATCATCTCTCTCAGCTAAATCATATAAAAAATGGATTGGATCACTCGGATTAAAATCTATATATATCCTTGATTTTGTTCTCATGGCTAACTGTTGAAAATCCTCCTTAAAAATTTCATTTCCCTCGTTAATCCAAAGAATATCCCTAGAGGATCCTCTAATTTTCTGCGCATCATCAGTACTAAACATCTCTAAAATATGACCATTATACTCAAACGTATTATCCGACTTGTTATGCACTCCGCTCCAATATATACCCAGTTGCCTAGAAATATGTAGAAAGTCCCTAAGAACCGACCTTTTGAGTGCTGGGAGCGTTTTCCTGACTATTGATATAACCAACGGATCTGTTTCGGTAGTCATTAAATACAGACAGTATTGCATTAATGACCAGGATTTTCCTGACCTAGTTCCGCCCTGAAATATGTTTAATCTAGCTTTAGAGTTAACGGCTTGATAAAATTGCTTATTACAAAACTCTTTTATTCTTTGTCTTTGGCTGGTGTCCATTCAATTAGTTTGCTTACAATGGAGCTATCGTGCTGGATTTCTTGCCTTTCGATATAACCCCTTTTTTTTCCTTTTGTTTTTAATAAAAATATTGTTGCTGTTGTATTCCCGTCTTGTATCTGTTTATGCAATTGACTCTCTGCAAAATCTAAAGCAATATTTTGAATGTCATCAACTGCTTTTTTAAACTTAATATCCTTTGCATAATAATCATAAAATGTTGATCTATTGCAACCAACCTTTCTGCAAGCATTTGTAACAATACCCAAAGATTTCTCCAAAGCTAATAATAAACTCTTTTTTAGGGTGTTGGTTTTGTTGGTTCTTTTCATGCTACAAAATTACATAAAAAAAAGAGGGATTAAAAATCCCCCTTAATTTACCTAATGCCAATAGCTCTCGCCTGGCTTTTTATATTAGGTTTTTATAGTTCTTTAATTTCGTTTAGCTTGTCATTAGCTTTAAACATTTCTTTTGCAAAAATTATAATTTCACTTTCATTAGTTCTTAAATTATCCTCATTTTCAGATGATTTATTTAACCATTCTAATAAAACATTAAGCTCTTTAGTTAAGTGGCTACTATCTACTCTTAAAACAGTACCAGTAGATGTTAAATTAAAATCAGTATAAGTAGTTATAGATTTAATTTTTAAAGTCATTTTTGCAAGTTTAACACCACTTTGCAAAGTTTCAATTTTGTTTAATTTTAATTCATTCATAATTGTAATTTTTAAATTGTTTTGTTATTAATTATACTTAAATATACAAATATTCTTTTAATTACAAAATTTATTTTGCTTTTATTTTAATAAATTACCGCATTCAGGGCATTTATTGCCCTCATCACTAACCTCAATAGCTTCATTTACATCAATGTTATTAGGTTCAAACTCTGGTAAATCTAAACCCCAGTCATTTAATTCCTCAACATCCCATTCATTTGCCAAAATATCCCAATCCCACTCGCCGAATCCTATATTATCTTTTACTATAAATTCCTGTTTTTGTTTATTGGTCCAATCTTTAACTATATCAATCCATATTTCAAACAATCCAGCCGATTTACACGCTTTCAATCTCATATTTCCGCCTAAAACAATCATATTTTCATCAACTATAATAGGTCGAAATTCTAACATTTCAGGAAATTCCTTAATTGATTTAACAAGTTTTTTAAATTTATTATCTCTTATATATCTGGGGTTGTCTTTGTTTTCTTTTATTTTTCTAATATCAATTTTTTGTATCATTTTTGTTTTTTTGATACAAATATAGGTACAAATCCCATATTTTATAGCTTGCCGCACTTTGATCCTTGTATTTATTTGGGGATCTAATTAAAGCGCCATTATTAAATATTTCAACAAAACACTCCTTTTTAAATTTAATAGGAATTATATAAACTTTTATATTATTCTCTAAACACCAGGATTGAGATTTTAAATATTTATTCATTCGGTCCCGCTTATAATATCTTTTTTATTATCATCCTCTATTAATAATGCAAACCCCAAAAACAAATAATTTAAAGCATCCGCATAGCGACTCTCTATTGGTTCCGCTTGTTTTAAATTTGGATCACTAGCATGAGTTAAAATCGATTGAATCTGTTTATTAAAAAATATTCCCCAGACAATCATAGGGTCCACATTTAACGATTTGCCAGTTGTTTTAAAGTTATTTAATACATCAACACTTTTATTAGTGTATTCGGGTTGTTTAGCATCCATTATATCCTGAGCTTTCTCAAGTATATAATTTTTAGTTTCTTGAAATTCTTGTTTAGTCATAATTTTTATTTTATATTTTTTAATGCATTTTGATATGCTTGTGATGCTTTTTGTTCACTTTTATAAGCACCTAAATACTTTATTTTACCATTAATTTGAATCCTTGAATCCCATTTTTTACTACGTGTATGCCAATAAACTCCAGCATATTTAGACGTACCTTTTTTATCTTTTGTAGTATTTTCTCTTTGTGTAATTAATTGTAAATTATAAAGTTTATCATTTGTTTTTATATTGTTTATATGATCAACAACTATTTTGCCGCCATTAGGTTTATGGTTTAAAAATGCTTTAGCAACTAAAATAGATATATGTTGATTGCCATACATTTTACCTTCTTTATATAAATTAACTGAATATCTGCCTCTATTATTTAAATGCTTAATTAACGATTTAGTTTTTCCAGTTTGTCGATAATTTAAACTCCTTACATTGCCTAAATTACTAACTTGATAATTTTTAAAACTAAGTATGTTTTTCCAAACTTCAATTTTAATTTTACTTAACAATCTATATATCATAATTTAATTTTTTAAAATGGTACGTTATCCTTTATTACTTCAAATTTTTTATCGTTATCGTATACAGGTTTATATATTCCGCCATTATCAAAATCTGGTGCAATTTCAAATTCCCCTAGTTGGCCGTTTTCTTTTCGTTTAACCTTTTCAACATGGACCCTTACAACATCACTTTTATATTTTGTTTTTTGCCCTATACATCTATAAGTTATTAATCCATTGTATGCCTTATTAAAAAAATCAGCCGAGCCAGATATGTCATATAAAGTTGGTTTTTTATATACACCGCCCTCACTCTCTATTTTTCTAGGATGTGCCACTAAAAAAAGATGTGTATTAGTTTGCTGACAAAACTGAGTTATCTGGCTTAAGATCTTGCCTACATAACTATGATCTCGTTGCGCTGAGTGGTCCAGCATATTCCAGGGATCAATAACACAAACATTTATACCTTTTTGAAATACCAACTCTCTAAATGCATTTAAAATACCTTTTAAGGTTAAATTTTCTAAGTCAATTTTAATCCAATAAAAATGCTCCTCAATAAAATCTTTAGTATTATTAAGATCATCACTATCACAATTTTTATTATTTAATTTATTTGCTATTCTTTTTATATGCCCTTCATAAGGGAATGATTCAGGTGAAAACATGGCACATCTAAAATCGTGCTTAGTGGCTATATTACATAATACTTGATCTAATATGTCAGATTTACCGCTATTTGGAATCCCGCTAACTACTGTCCACTCACCAAAAGCCATTTTAAAATACTCATCGGATCCAGGCAAACCAATTGAATAATTAGTTATTCCATTTTCATTAAAATTTAAAACATCTTGCCAAATATTATCAATATTTAATACGCCTTCTAATGGAAAGTTTTTAGCATCTTTAATTATATTTCTTAAGGTTTCCGCTCCCTTGCTAATTAAAACCTCGTTAGCATCCTTAAAATTGCCAAAATCAACGTATTTACACTTATAGTTTCCAAACCTTCTAGCTAGTTCATTTCTTAATTGTAAACCAGCATCATCATTATCAGTACATAAAATGATTTCTTTTTTATCTTTAAAATATTCCCAGCAATTATCCAAATACTCCAATTTTTGTGATCCTTTACTAGCTCCATTAGGTACAGAACAAACAGAATATAAACCCGCTTCATGTAAACTAAGCGCATCCATTTCGCCCTCGACTATATAACACTTTTCTAACTCCTTTACATTATCAATTCCATAAAAAATAAGCTCTGCGCCAGAAACTAATTTAAAATTCTTTTGGCCATCTCTAAATTTAACATTTACAACCTCATTATTTCTGTAATAATTAAAATTTATGCAACGCCTTTTAGCTTGGACCTGAGGCATATATTCTAAAGATTCACCTATTTTCCAATGAATTAATGTCGGTTCTGTTATACCCCTTTCGCTAAACCATTTTACAACTCTCTCAGCTATATTAGAATTTATTTTTGGAGGCAAAACATACTCTAGTTTTGGTTTAAATTTTACATTGCCACCCCAACCGCAATTGTGGCAATTATATAAACCCTCATCTATATTGACAGATAAACAATCATCACGCTTGTTTTTTCTAGTGTGAGAGCATTTTGGACATTTTGTTTTAACTGATCCATTAGATCGCTTTAATTCAATCCCTAGGTTAATTAAATCATTAAATTGATTCATAAATAATAATTTTCTTTAAATATAAAAATATTTTTTCATAATTCTAATAAAAATATCAATTCTTTTAAATCCAAAAGCTGGTTTTTTTCTAAAACGTAGGACATTACTCTAGTTTTTTTTAAGTTCTTTTTTTGAAAAATAATACTGTTTAAAGTAAAACCCTCAAAAGTATATTTAGGATAATTTACAGTAAACAAGGCAAATATTTTGCAGTCAGTATTTGCATATTCTGGAACCATTAAAGGATTATTTTTATTTCTATTAACTTTTACATCAACACTGTGGCCCATCCAATTAGCATCATATAAATCGGTTTTTAATTCTTTTGATGTATTATGAATTTTAAAATCTGGATATAAATTGTTTTCTCTAGCAAAAATAAACTCACCGCCAAACCCTACTATATTTAAATTTAACTCACTTTTTGGATTAACTGTTTTAATGCCATCCCACCCCGTTTTAATTTTATTATTATGTCTTTGCTGAGCAGAAAGCTCAACAATCATTTTTTCGTATTGATCTAATTTATATATTTTGCCTTTAATCATTTTTAACGAAAGATTTTAACTCAATAATTTCATTTTTATTTAAAAACTGGCTTAAATTAAACTCATTAAGTTTATTTGTTTTTGTTACAGCTCCCAACCTTTCGGACTTGTCAGGATCTAAATATATTTTATATTCAACAATCCCCTTAATTTTCCAATAACATTTGGGTTTATTTACTTTTTTATAATTTTCTATAAATCTGTGAATAAACATAATCCCGTTTTTATCTGTATTCCTTAATTTTAAAAGAGTTAAAAAATTAGGTTTCCAAAAATCATCATTTCTAGTATACTCAACCGCCTTATAAATTTCTTTTAAATCATATTTATCAATCTTAACACATTTATCCAGGCATTTAATCCAATTGTTTTTAGCTGTCTCAGTTTTTGGCTGGTATTTTAAAGGAAATAATTTAGCAAAATGGATATAGGCATTTTCTAATTTTTCATTTTGTGTATTAATATTACTTTTATTATTATAACTATTGTTATTAATATTACTTTGTGGCGGATTTGTCGGCGCTGGATTTTCCGCCTTCGGTTTATCCGCTTTCGGTTTATCATTTAAATAATAATTATATCCTTTAAATTTGCCCTTGTCGGTTACTTGTTTTCTAACTAAATAACCCTCTTTTATTAATTCATTTAGCTTAGATCTTATGGCATCTTTGCCCTCACTAAAATGGCCGCATATAAATTCAATAGTAATTTCCTGGGTTGATGTATGTGAGAATAGCCAGCAATATAATCCAGTGGCACCTATTGAAATGTCTTTAAACCTAAAAATAGAGCTAGGAATAATAGTGAAATTATCAAATTTCTTTGGTTTATAAATCTTATTGTATTTCATAAATAAGCCGCTAAGTTGTTAAATTTATTCAGGTTTATCAATCAAACCCTTTAATTGATCGCAAAAATTTCTTAATTCTTTAAATGTATCAAAAAATTGATTATAACTAATATCGTGATCCTCATGCATAAACCATAATAATTCTAGCAATAAATCAAATTCCGCCTCGCTAGCTTCACCTACAAATTTATAATCATATTTAAATTTGTCTGTAGCGGTTTGGGTCCATCTAACCTTTTGAGAATCCTCCTCAAAATATACTTTTTTACTTTTACTCATAACTCATTATTAAAATATTTATCTATTGTTTCAACACAAAGATCGAAATTATTATGCCAAACAGCAACCCAGTTCGCATTTTCAAGCCATTTAAGCCATCTTTTTTGGTTTTCGGTAGGTTTGTTATACCCCGCTTTTAATTCAATCGCTAAACCGCTTTTATTTGCATTTGGCGTAAATATCATTAAATCGGGGATCCCTGGTTTAGTGCCTAAAATTTTTAATTTATATTGTTCGAATGGGGTTCGTTTACCCTCGTTTGCTACATGGGTGTAAAGTGCTTTAGGATATTTTAAACTTATATATCTCATTACATGAGTTTGTAATATATCTTCTTTGCCTAGATATTTAGCGTATGGGTTTCTTTTCATAAAGTTTTTTTACAAAATTAAAAAAAATTAATCCGTATCGGCCATAATATAAATAATTCGTTTCATTTCTTTGTTATCAATAAGTAATAAATCAAGCTCTTTTGTTTGTTTTTTTATCTGGTTTATTAACTGATCATTTTCCATAATTAATAAATTATGATTAACAACTAATTGAGTGATATTTATTTTTTCAGCTTGGCCCTCAATCAATTTATTAGCTTTAATTTGTAGCTCAGCATATTGATTTTTATAATACTCATCATTTAAAAGCATATAAGGGAGTTCCCTAAGGGCGTGCAAAACTGTTGCATGAGTACGCCCAACACTTTGGCCGATTGTTTTTAAACTAACACTATTATTTTTTTTACAAAGATCATAATAACAAGCTCTAGCAAAAACATATTTAAATATTCTTGATTGGATTCCTATTCGATAACCAAAATGACTTTCAACTAATCTTTTAAATTTTTCCATTTTTATAATATATATGAGCCATCTTCATTAAATTGATACCATGAATATCCTGGCATTTTTCCAGTATCAAGATATTTTTTCCAGTTTTCAAATGCTTGTTTCCATGCATTTCGCCCAAATTCAATAGTTTTTTCATCTAAAGAATAAACCTCAACAGTGTGAGGGAATGAAGTAGTGACCGCTATAAATCTAAAATTTTCAATCCCTAAAACATCCATATAAAAAGCCGCTTGTAAATGATACCCCCACTTATAAACATCTCTTTTAAATGCCTCAGGAGAATTATCTTGACAGGTTTTTACATCACTTATAAAGTTGGAAATTTTATTAACACAATCTGGTCGAACCCTAACATCAACGCCATTGATTTGAGAGTAGTGAGATAGTTCAATTTCACCCTGGCAATATTTTTGTGCTAAATCATGATTTCTATATGCGCCTAATATATTTTTTATGATTTCATGATTTTCATGATCTAAAACTATTTTATCTTTTGCCAGATTTGATTGTTTTAAATACTCCTCTTTTCCAGCTTTGGTCCTTTTATCTATTTTTTCAATTACATGATATTGATTATAAAAATCATCTGATTCTAGTATTGCCGCATGGACCGCAGTCCCTAGCGCCATGGCTGGAGTTTCTTTAAATCTTTGATTAATTAAATGATATACTGATTTTTTATATATCGTTTTTAAACCACTGGCACTAATTGAATTATGTGAGTGATATTTTTCATTGCTATCTCTAATTATTTTCATTTTCTATTTTTTGATTTGCTCTAATTTCTTTATTAATTATTTGTAATACCTTTTTTTGTTGGTATTTGGTTTTAACATATAAGGGGTATCTAACCCAACCATGTTTTGTTTCTTTAGGTTTTCCCATCCAGAAAATGTCTTTTAATAATGTGCCAAATATTCTCATTGGTCGATAAACTTTGCTTACTCTATTTAATTTCATATAATAAATTTTAAAGATTGTTTTAAAATTAAAAAAATATTTTCAATAAATCAAGTTAAATATAAAAAAAAGGCATCAAATTAATGACACCTTTTTAATTCCCTTTGTTTGCTTATCAATTAAAAGGGCAATAATTTAAATTATTTTACAATTCTTTTCGTAAAATATTCCCCTCAAGATCTATTATAACGTAACCCTGTTTTTTTAATATATCTATTGAGTTTTTTATAGCTTTTACTTTTTCAGTAATTCTATAATATTCAAATGTTTCCCCATCTATTGCCATAGTTTTAAAATTTAAAAAGGCAAATCACTACTATCATTATTAGTAGGTGCTGGCGCTTGATTGTCTTGAGCTTTTGGCTCCCATGTATTTTTTTCAGCGTATAATTTACCGCCTTTTGACTGCAATACATCTATATTAACCCATCCATTTTTATTATGAGTGTCAAGGAATTTTTTAAACTCCTCTACTTTAACGCTTAAGTTAGCTTTAACCCACTCGGGTGCGCTATCTTTTCGTTTAACAATTAACCCGTCTGCGAAAATTTTTTCATTTGCTTCCATACTTTTTTTTATTTTAAATTAAATTGATTATTGATTTTCTCTCTGTATTCTTTTTTCATTCTGTAATTTTTAATCACATTTTCTCCTTGCTTTTTAGCGCCTTTTAAGGTTGCGATTAATTCATTTTCTTTTAACCATGGGCGATTATCCTTTTCCTGGTTAATAATAGCAGTTTCAACCTCTTCGGCTGATGCTATGGCTGTGTCTATACCAATGCCCAAATAACCTAATGCCCTACCTAGGGCGCTAGTAAAACCATTCTCTAAAAAAGATGTTTTATTAATATAACTTGAATCTCTATACTCTTGAGCATGAGCATTTACAACTTGATGCCTTTCAGAGTTCATAATAGTTACTTTAAAAATGCCTTCTTTTTCATCTAAAGAGACAAGCTCCTCAATGATTTTCCAACCTTTAAAAGCTGGTTTTGATCTAAAATATATCAGTCGCTCATTGACTGTAATATATTCTTTTCCTTTAATGTTTAGTGATTTCATAAATATTATTTTTAAATTAAACGGCTTACATTAAACCCATGATTTTCTAATTTTTTTATTTCATCAACAGTAAAACGACCAGGGTTTTCAATTCTCGTTTTAAGTGTTGGCATTGTACAACCCAAGATTGTACAAATTTGGTATCGCTTAAGATTTAACCTCTTTAGCTCTTTTCTAAAATGCAATTCAAATATCATATATTTTATAATTTAGCTTACAAAAATACAAAAAATATTTTAAATTAAAAGAATTATTTTGATTTATTTTAAATAAAGAAACCCCCTAAATTTAAGTATCTAGAGGGTTTCAGAGCAAACAAGGAAAAGAAAAAAGTTAAGAATATCGCCTTTGAATTGTTGAGCTTATGTCATCATTTTGATTTGGAACGTGCATATTAACTGAATATGTGTTTCTTTTAACACTATAAGTCATTGAATCTAAATAACAACTTACTGGGTCCTGTAATGTAGCGGTGCCAAAATCAACCCAAATTTTATTATGCAATCCAACTGGATTAATTTCATTATTATATAAAGTGCCTTCATATCTAATTAAGTAATATCTATAATCATTTAAAACCTGTTGAGAAACAATTTCATCCATTGTTTTTAAAAAGTTTACCGCATCCCTAGATCTGTAAAAAGATTCGGTAATATTTCCACTAAAAAAACTTCCTAAAGTAGAATTTAACAGTTTTTCTGTTGTTGATACCCCACTAAATCCCCCCGTATCGCTTCGCTGTCTCCTAAAATTATAACTTTTAAAATCTGGATAGAAACTACTGCCATCGGCATTGGTAAACTCTAAAAAAATATTATCATAATATATTGCGGTTAATCCGCCAGCTATTGAGGTGTGTGGTTCAGTTAAAAATATTTCAAAATTTCCCGCCGCCCATGCTGATGGTATTGAATCAATCGTGTTAGATGATACATTCCATATATTTTTTTTAGCTGTTGCAATATCAACCTCATTATAAGTGTCTGTTGTACTCCATGCGTCACTGGTAGCATTCCAATATAATACTCCAGTTGCACCAGGTCCAGTTTCTGTTATTTTAGCTTTCCATTTATACATAAAACTTGCGTTAGATGTAAAAGGAGCCGATAAAAAAGCGTTAATAATTACTTTATATTTTAATAATTGTGTTTGTGGCACATCTGTGAAACTAATTAAAGTGTCTCTTAATGCGGTGCTGGTTTGTGTTTGACTATTTTTCCATGATTCATCGCCTTGGAAAACTTCAACATCTGAAAGCTCTCCAGGTGATTGGGTTGCTGTGCTGGTTGTGTACGCTGTCCAATTAGATGTACCAAATTCAAAACCAGGGTTTATATTCAATAATGGCTGAGTTTGGCCCAAATCAACCTCTAATGTGTGGCTTTTTAATGGGCGTAAATATTCCCTAATTAAATTAGCTTCTAAAGGTTGTAAATTTAAAGGTACTTTTTTAAGCACATTTACTGTAGATGTTGATTGATAAACTCCTAAATAATTATAAATAATATACTTAATATCTTCTTGGTTTGTGTTAACTAATGCCTGCGCCTCTGAGGATCTTATTCCTGTTGGAATAGTCCCACCGCTTGCAGTTGTATAGCTAGAATCTTTAACGGATTGCTCTGAATAGCTTGAATTATTTATTATGTACCAGCGGCCATAAGATTGGAATATTCTTGCATTTGTATATTTTAAAATCGCCTCTAAAACTTCCTTTGATTTTCTTAAATCCCAACCATCCTCGAAATAAGCTCGTTGTGACACTGAAACTTGATCATATAAAGAGTATGTCCCTGAATTTGCGGTGCTACTTAAAATGTCATTAGAAATATAAATGTCTAAATCTAAATCTAAAAGGTTTAATATATCGTATATGTATTTTAAGAATGTTTTTGCAGTGTAAGCCGTTCCAGTTGGGTTTTGATAACCACCTAATAAACCTAAGCCGTCATAAGCTCTTAAAGTCAACGGATATGGTTTACTTAAAACCGCCTCACTAAATTGGTCAGTAACCAACCACCCTATCCAAAATATTTGATAATTATTTGATGAATCTTTATAATAAATTTTTACTTGATATTCTCTTTCATCGGCTTCATAAAAATTATCGTAAGTGCTAGAATCTAAATCTAATAAATTTATTGAGCAAGTTGATCCCTTTACTGGCGAATAAATATTATCATTTGACTCCCATTTAATAACAACAGGATCGCCAGTTCCAACTAGATCGGAAACAGTGCCAGAATAATTATTTTTTAATATTTCTATTTTTTTGCCATTTTCTAAATCGTCAGAAAACTCCAATTTATATTTAATTCCGTATGCCATTTATATAATTCTATTTCTATTATTATTTGCTCTTTGTAAAGCAACAACCAGATCCTGTCCTTTTAAAACAAACTCTCCAGCGACTTGAACATTAGATCCTCCTCTTTCTCCTATCATGTTTTTTAATTTGTCCAGTGGAGCAATAACCTCTGGGTTGCTTCTAGCTCCAGGGTATTCGCCCATTAAACCTAAAGTTGGCGAGCTTACTATTCCGCCATTTGCGAATTTAGTAGGACCACCACCGCCACCGCCTCCAGATGCGATCTTTTTAGATCCAGCGGCAAAAGCGGCACCTAAAGCAACAAGCGCAATCCCAGCGGCTATTGCTAAATAGGGGTTTATAGTTTCTAAAGATTTTTTTATTGCCAAAAGTCCTATCCCTGTTTGAATTAATAATTGCCCTAGTTGAGAAACCATCGCACCAATTCCGCCCAATAAAACAGAGCTTAACCCTTCAACTAAAGAAGCGGAACCAGACATTGCGGCACCTAATGCCTCACCAATTCCAGTGGCTATATTTACCATTCCCGACTGCATTATTGAGGACATTGATTCATTAAGTTGTAATGTTGCTTCCTGGAGCTCAAGTCCCTTTTGGGTTAATATTCCCTTTGTTATATTTAAATTTTCGGTTAGTACTCCGTTGCTAGTGGAAACGCTATCAGCTAATAATTTTATAGGATCAGCATTGGTTGAAACCAATCCAAGATCGCCCATATTATCCATTTTCCCAGTATTAAAATTAATACTTTTTTTAGGATCTTCGTTTTCAAAAGCACTAACAGAACTAACCTTTTTTTTAAGTGTTGATGTCTTTTCTAACTCTCCATTTAAAGATAATAACGCTTGTTTTAACTCATCAATTTTCCCCGTTTCCTTTTCCGTTGCCTCTCCATTTTCTCCAGCCGCTAGCGCCGCCTCTTTTTGCGCCGCCGCTTGATCTATAAATTGCAAAGTGGCAAATTTTGTCATATTGCCACCCGATTTAAATAAGTTTACAAGTGTATTCCATTTACTAACTAAAGGTGTCATTTTTTGAGCTTGAGTAACTACAAAAGCAGTCAAAGCCACTAAAGCAACTCCAATCGCTACAAATGGATTAACTATTATAACTCTATATAAATCAATAAATCTTCCTTTTAAAAATAAGGTTGCCGCTGACAATAATCCAAATCCTGTAGCCATAACCCCTGCAACACTAGCCAAAGAACCAATTGCAAAAATAAGGGGACCAATTGCCGCCGCAAATAAAGCAACACCAACAATGATTTTTTTTGTTTTATCGTCTAAAGAAATAAATTTTTTAATTAAAGAATTTCCAAATTTGACAACTTTTGTAAATGCTGGCAATAATATCTGACCAATCTCATTCCCCACCTCCTTCATTCCTTGCCCAAATGTTTTCATTTGATTCGCCGCCGCCTCTGAGGTTCTAGCAAAATCACCCTGAGAATTTCCAGTTACTGACAAAATATAAGCATATCTTAAGCTGACTTTAGCGGCTTGGCTCATATCTTTTACACTGGTTTGAATGCCTTGATTAAATGCAAATTGTTTTAAATTTGCCTCGGTCATAACTATCCCCAATTTCTTTAATGACTCTGTTTCACCTGTAAAAACTCCAGCCAGGGCCGTTGTAGCTTGGCTAATACCAATATTTTTAAATGATGCTAGATCCCCAGCTAAACCAACCATTGAAACACTCATCCCCGCCGCCGCTTTTTGAGTAAAACCCATGGAAGTTCCCATATCACCAAACATGGATGCCATATCTAAAGCGGACCCCTCGGCAATACCAAACTGCGTTAGTGTTGTTTCTGCGAATTTTTTAACTGATTTAGATGATTTTCCAAAAGAAACATCAACTTTGTTCATAGCTTCGTCAAAATCACTAGCTAATTTTATAGCCGCTCCAGCCGCTAAGGCAATAGGAAGCGTTAATTTTAATGATAAGTTTTTTCCGACATCTTTTGCCTTTTTACCAAATGCCGATAGCTTTGAGGTCGCTTTATTTAATGAGGCGGTTAATTTCGAGGCATCCCCAATTAAATTAACTTTTAAATCATTATTTGCCATAATATAATTTTATGTAAAAATACAAAAAAAATAAGCCACCTATTTAGATGGCTTTTGTTTGTCTAAAATCTTTTTAAACGCAATTAAATCCTCTTTTGTTGATTTGGGTTTTCCCCGTTCTAAGTAAACATCCTGAGGCAAAGGAAACAGCTTCTCTGGAGTAATCATTTGGCCACGTTTATCACAATTAACATTAAACAACATAGAGGACAAGTATCTAGTTTGCTCCCAGTTAATATTGCTTTGGATCATGTATGCTTCACCTAGTAAATGATTTTCCTTCCAAGTATGTCTCCAAAATTTATCTGGATATATGCCAACTTGCCCAATATAAAAGTCAAGTAAAGAATCCCAATCAAGTTGGCTGTTTACTTTCCCGCTTTTGTGGTTTTTTTAATATTTCTAGCAACTCCCATATTAAGATTATTCCCTAATATCCTGGATTGCATCATAATATCGACCATTTCATTAAGTTTTTCAGCTTCAAAATCTTCTAGCCAGATTCCAATTTTAAATTCATTGTAATCAATTTCGTTGCCCTCCTCTTGATCGTATGCTTTTAATCCTGAATATACTAAGGATCTAATACCAGTAATTGACACGCCATTTTCAAAAATAGTGCCTATTTTGTCTAGTGGGATCCCTAAATTATCGGTTAAATTTGCCCAGAAATTCATTGAAAAATGCATAGTTCGGCTTTTACCGCCTAGTTTTAGAGTATAATAACCCCGTCTCTTGTTTGCCATAATGTTAGTGTATAATTATAGGGTATAGTTCCTTAATCTATACCCATATTCTATTTTATAGTATTATTTTACTTATGCGTTAGCCGCTTTTGAAATTGCTCCAGAAACTGTAATCGAACCAGAATAAGTAACTGGTGACTCCATTTCTGCGCTCATTTCAACAGATGATAAAAACCCTTCACCAGAATAAACCTCATCCCCAGTAACCGCAGTACCAAAGCTCCAATCCAATTTAGTTCTAGCTAAAAGCAAATCAGCCGCTTCAATAGCGTTATTTGCATCATCATAAGCAACTAATCCCTCAAAACTAATTTCACCACTTCTAACACCCGCAATTACTTTCTGGTAACCTCCGCTATCTTTAGTGGTTGCCTCAGGCAAATCATTAGATAGTGAAAGTGAACAAGATGTTGAATGCCCGATTGTAGCTGGTGACGTACCATCAGCGGCAAATTTAAGTAATAAGTTCGTTCCGTTAAAAACTCCGACAGTAGCCATAATTTATATTTTTATAATTAATCTTTTACAAATATACAAATAAAAAAATTTATACATCTTGCCACTCTTCACTTATATTTTCCCATTGTTGAATAATACTATCCCAGGTTTTTCCCTCTGTAATATCACTTATAGTAAATATTCCAGTTAAATTAATTTCAAGATTAAAACTTGTTGCAGTTTCAAATTCAGCGGTTTCATCAACAGTGCTAATATACCCCTCACCCCTTAAAACTAATCTTGTATTTGTTGGCTGTTTAAAATAAAAAATAGCTTTTTGCTTAGTAATAATCATGTCGGCTATTTGCTCAAAATTAAGAGCATCCGAATAATCTGTTAAACATTCACAGCTAATAGTTCCAGATCGTACTCCTGTAATGTGTTCGGTCCAACCTAAGCTGTCTTTATTGGTTGACTCAGGTAAATCGACATTAACACTAATATTAGTGCTTGTGGAATGCCCTAGCACTGTTGTATCTTTTAATAAAAGAAAACTAGTGCTATTAATTACTGACATTATTATTTATCGCTATCCTCTTTAATTTCCTCATATTCCCCTGTTTGTAGATTTACAGAGATTTTACCATGAGATTCCTCAAGTGCTTTTTTTAACTCTTGCTGTTCTTTGTCAAATTTTTCCATTTCAGAAAATAAAGATTCTCTATTTTTTTTAATCCCTTCTCTTTGAAGTTCTAAAATCCCTAGATTACTAACAATGTTGTTAATTTTGTTCTGATTTTCTTGTAATGGTTTTAATTCTTTTTCCTCTAGTTTGCTCATTATATTTGTATTTGATTAAATTATTCCGTTGGTGGCTCAGGTGGAGTTGGTGGTGCCCAAGGCATTGGAGCTTCAGTATTTGTTGGACTTATTTGGTTTTCTATTTCTTTATTAACCACATCATTTGGATGGTCCATTTGGTAAACTGATTGAACCCACACAATAACCTCATCCTGAGTTAAGTCGGCTAATGGAACAAAACCAATAGGATTTGGCGCTCCTATAGGGATAGCACCATTAAAAGTTCCAGAAAATCCAGAAATTGAATCTGTTCCTATATATTTAAATTGGACGTTAGTAACTACGTCAGTTAAACCATCTAATGAAGGAGCCATTTTCATAGCTGTTATTTCCCAAGTGTATGTTAATTCCATATTCTACAAATATATTAATTATTTTCTAATGTTTCTAATCTTAATTTTAAATCTTCTATTATTATTTGTTGCTCTTTTATTGCATTTATTAACACTGCTGAAATTTCTGAATAACTAACAGCTTTGTGACCATCATCATTTTCAGAAACTAACTCAGGAACAACTGCTTCAACTTCTTGAGCGATAACACCAACTTTTTTAGTATCAATGTTTATATCTGTTCTATTATAATAAACGCCTCTCATGGCTTTTACTTTATCAATACAACCGCCAATTTCAACTATATTTTCTTTCAATCTTGAGTCAGAAAGCTGGGTTAAACTACCAGCAACTGTAATGTTTCCAGTACTCATATAAAACCAATATCTAGTACTTACACCGTTGTTTTGTCTCCACTGGATAGTTCCGCCATCCATATCAAAATATGTATTAGCGCCAGAAGCTATATGAAATCTTAATTTTTGTGTTGTCCCACTATTTCCAACCCATAAATTTCCTGTTCCACCTGTTCCACATTGTATTTGTCCAGTGGTTGTTATAGAATTCATATAACTGGAAGTTCCTGGTCGAGTGTAATAAGTTGTATTAGTTGAATCATAGAATATAGGGGCTCTGAAACTAGTGGCTGAAGTAGCTATGTTTTGAAACCATGCAGTTGTTGCTCCCGCTCCAATAGTACAGTTAACAGTACCATTATCAGTAACATAAAATCCCCAACCTGGAGTTTTTCCACTACCCCAAAGATTTGCATGAGCATAACCAATACCATACATACTACTTAAACTGGTGTCTGTAGGCATATAGGCGCTACCTATTGTATATATAGGGTTGGTTTTATCTGAATTAGCGCCTACACTATTATATGATCCAACCTGAAAACCAGTTGAGTGGGATCTCCTTCCGTAATATTTTCCATAGGTATATCCTGCATAATCCGCATAATAAGCAGTGTCATTTGAATCATAATAAATAGGCGTTCTCATGTCCCCAGTACAACGAATACTACTACTAATTGCGGCATCAAAACCCCCATTATTAATAATTAACATTCCGTGAGTACTTAAATTTGCGGCATGTCCCCCAGCATTAGGATGTGACCACGCCATTCCATATAAATTTCCTGTTCCTGTTCCGTCGGCGGCTAAATTATAAGAGGTCCCCATACTCCAAACGTGCTGAAATCTAGTTGAAGTGTATAACCCATAAACTCCTGATCCATAATTTCCAGCTACTAAAGATTTTTGAGTGCCCATCGTCCAAGTTGCTACAAGTTGACCACTGCTTAAATTACTATACCCAGCTGGATCTAAGTAATAAGCAGTGTTAGCAGAATCATAATAAATAGGAGCTAAATTAGAAACAGTTGTAGATGTTCCTACACCCATAAATCTACCATCATTAGCAATATATGAAGTATCTGTTCCATTTCGTCTAAATTGAACTATTCTATTAGAAGCTGAATCACCAACAATATACCATCTATTAGAGTGATATTGTATTTTCCCAGCTACGCCAGGGTTACCCGTCCAATTTGAAGTTGCTGAAGATAAAATTGATGTATGTGTGATATTAATACCACCATGACCGCCATTTGCATCAATAATACCCGCAAAAGACGCCGCATTTAAAGCAGATGTACTAGCAAAATTTCCATAATAAGCGGTGTTATTTGAATCGTAAAATATAGGGGCTCTTAAAGAACTATTAGATTGTAAAAAAGCTCCTTTATATTGGTTAGTGTCCCCTGTATTTATAGCCATACAAGCATTCCTAGTTCTACTTACATAACCAAACGATGTTACTGGCGTTATAGACCAGCCAGTTGACCAAAATTCTTGTATAGAGCTATATCCATTTTGAAAGTCGGTAACCGTTACTTGAGGATAAATCCAAGCTGTATTGGTTTCCCCAACCCACACACAAGCCGCACCTGCATTATCATGCCCAAATCTAATTGTATAAACAGGAGCAGTGTCTCCTATCCCATAAGCGGACCAATTGTGCCAGTCACTTCCGCTAATATGCCCAGCAACTCTAATTTGCAATGATGTTCCAGTTGAGTAATTAAAAATATTAATAGTAAACTGAAGCATTGGGTATTTAGCTTGACTACCAGAGGGGAGTTTTATTTGGAAAGCCCCTGTTATACTACTACTAGATGTAGCATAATGTGCGCCCCCTGGACTATAAAACCTATTATAACTAGGATCCATTATTCCATTAGAAGATTTTAAAGATGAAATATAAGATGTACCAGCAAAATCTCCGTAATAAGCTGTATTGTTTTGATCATAATAAATATTAGCTCTTACATCATTTAAAATTGAAATACTTGGCGGATTTAAATAATAAGTAGTACTATTATTTAGATATAAATTTCCGTTTTTTACTTTTCTTATATCCCAAGATCCCCATTCCCCATTCAAAAATCCATAATCTGATCCTGATCCATATAATTGCACCCTATGCCCTCCTCCCGATCCAACTAAACTTAATCCAACATCGCTTGATGATCCCCCTGTAATTCTGACATTTCTGTCATTATATATATTAAATAAAGGTCCTGCGGACCCACTTATTTTAAATGAACTTAATATGCTTTGACCAGCGAAATCCCCATAGTAAGCGGTATTAGCAGAATCATAATATATAGGTGCTTTCATGCTTAAGTTTGCTTGCCATTCACCAGTATTTAAAATCCATCCTGAAGTGTATGCCGCCGTGAAGTCAGTGCCACCAGTTCCACGCCTAAACACCCACCCTCTATTGGCGGTATCCATTGTTAGATATGTATTATATCCATCTCCTTGACCTGTGGGATTAGCAAAATTTCCAGCATTTGATTTAAATCCTATTGCAGAAGTTGTTGTTCCGCTATTTCCCCAAAAAAAGATTTGGTTTGGTGTGGCTGATGGAGAAGCATCTCCTCTAATAGCCACCCCATATAATGAGGAAATAGAGTTTGGATTGACCCAATAACCTGTATCATCTGAATCGTAATATATTGGGGATCTTGTTGCATTATTTATATTTGTATATGTTCCAGAAAGATTTAAAATCTGATAAGCACCAGCATCCCTACTATATGATAATATATAACCTTGTCCACCACTTTGACCAATTTCCACACCATATCCTGTTCCATTTCCTGTATTAGTATTATACCACCCTGTTGCTCTTATCATTCCCTTAGTAAACAAATCGTCTGATCTAATTGTTGTGGCTACTAAAGCACCCGTTAAAGTGCCACCCGCTAAAGGCAAATAATTCCCTTGATTAGCATATGCTGTATTCCATTGAGTTGAGTTCCCACCAGTTGCGGTTATTACTCCAGTGGACGTTATTGCTCCTGATGTAATAGTTCCTGCGGAGTCAATCACTACTAAGTCAGCGGCACCACTACCCGCTCTAAAATGATGAGTATCAGCATCATAATAATTATTACTACTATTGTTATATCCAACTCTTAATCCTGCAAGTATAGTGGCCCCTGGTTTTAATTCAACTCTAAATTGAGAATCAGTGCCTAAAGTTCCTCCAATCGCTACGTTGCCGGAGGAATTTATGACCATTCTTGTATTTATAGACGTATTTCCTAAGCTTCCAACTGCTGTATGAAATTTAATGCTTCCAGCTGAATAAATATTATTAAAGTGAGTATCACCTGTGCCACTATTGTATATTAAATCAAACCCCTCTGTTGTAACATTTTGTTGTAATAATTGTAATGAAGATAAACCAGTAGTTCCGTCATCAGATATTCTAAGTACAGGGTCAGTTCCAAATACTTGTAATTGAGTGTTAGGACTAGACGTTCCTATTCCCATACTGCCTGAGGCATCAACTGTTACTTTAGTGCCGCCGCTCCCAATTTGAAATATTCCATCTGTTCTTAATATTCCAGTTCCACAATAAATCCCATCTGTAAAATCATTATCTTCATTTATTCGTAGCCAAGTATCACTGTATCTAAACATTTCTTTGCCATCACCTTCAATAAATGAACCATTAAAATATTGATTCCCACTAGAAGTTATATCTCCTGAATTAATAGTTCCTGTAGATGTTATAGATCCTGAATTTATTGTTCCTGTTATAATAATCCCAGTACTTTCTATTCTCTGAATTATAGTATTGTCATATTCAAAATTTAAAGGAGCATTAAAATCTAATTTAGTACTACTGTCTAATGCCTGTAGTGATATTCTTGTGTTATTTGTACTGTCTTCTACAGCAATATAAGGATTGGAGGCATTTAAAACAACTACATTGTCATTAGCATAAACCGTCCCTTCAATTTCTATATCTCCTGCAAAAGTTGCCCTTTGAACTGCATCTATAGTAACTGCATTAGTTGAATTTGTGGCTAAAGTTAAACCCCCATGTTTACTAGTAATTCCTAAAACATTGCTAGTTAACGATATGATAGCTCTTTGACTTGCGGTATTATCTTGCCAAATAATATCTCCTAAAGTGGCGGACCCTGCACTATCACTATCCGAAAGTGTTATTGTTGGTATACCTTCATTTATATAAATGTCTTTTGTTAAAACAAATCTTGTAGATTCCTCAGTAATTGCGGAATCTGTTAAGGTTACCGATGTTCCAGATCCACTCCATAATGGAACTTTTCCACCTGTTCCAGAACCTAATATATCACCACCCCCTGAGTTTGCTAATACGAATGCTGTAGTGGCTATTTTTGTTGTACTGTCTCCAACTGCTTGGGTTGTAGCAATTACGCCATCTGCCAGAATTGAAGTTGCTGTTGCAGTTCCTGTTAAATTTCCCGTTACATTTCCAATTAAATTGCCCTCAAAATTAGCTATTAAGGTCCCCACTGCAAACGTGGCTTGACTAGAATCAACAACCGTAGTTGGCTCAACTTCTAATCCTGTAAATAATCTAAATTTATTTGAATCACTTGCATCACTATATAAACCTAGATATTTAGTTGTTGCAGAAACAACATATTTACCATAAAATCCAATATCTAAAGTATTTGAAGCATTAGCATTAGCTAATTTTATTAATGGATCCTTAACGCTTAAATCAATTGTATCTATATAGGTAACCGTTCCGTTAACATCTAAATTTCCGCTTATAGTTACTAAGGTGGCACTCGCTTGAATAATACTATTTTCAATATTACTAGAGCTTGTAAATACAGGCACATAATTAGCAGTTCCGCCAGTTGCTGAAGTAACCCCGTCAATATCTGCTATAGTTTTCCAATCTGTACCCGTTACTGTTGAGGTTAATACTTGCCCAGATGTCCCCGCTTCATTATTCTTATCTCTAAATATTCCAGTTAAGCGCATGGATCCGCCTATATGTAAATTTTCTGTTGGAGTTACTCCTATCCCTAATCTTGTAGTCGATAAATAAATACTAGAACTATTCCCGAAACCATCGCTAAGAAGTTTGGCGGTTCCTGTAAGTGATGAGTTATCACCTATTTTTATAATTGCATTATAAGTATCCTGAACTCTTAATCCCGTAAATGTTGCCATGTATCTGTATTTTTTACAAATTTAAGCAATTACATATAACTATTTTTTTCTAATCTTTTCAATAGAGCGACCACCAAAATAGGCACCTATAACAGTTATCAAAACCAATTGCAATAAATCAATCCAGCTTGCTTTTACATCAAATGATATAACACCCGCATCAATAAACACCATTAAAACAGTAGAAACAACTAAAAAGATTAAAACTAAAGGGCGCACATTTTTAGCCAACCAGCTCGAATGCTGTTGACTGTCTAATTTCCATCTCTCAGTAACATTTTTTTGCATATCCGCTTCGGCATTTATAAAGATTTGATCCATTTCTTTTTTAAATTGGTCCTTCTCTTCTTTAGTTTGCACAAATTTATCAACTATTCCACTGATTTTTTCAGCAATTCCAGCGCCTGTAGATCCAAATAATTTGGCTAATATTTTACTCATCTTTTGATCTTTTTATTGGTTTTTCAAAATCTATCCTTGATATGCTTTTTCCTGAATTATTATTATATGTTGTGCCACCTGTTGGAGCTGGTTTATAAATATTATTTGATGAGCTACCTATATAACCATAATGTCTCCATTGATAATCGTACCTATATGGCTGATAATAAGGGCGGTTATAGATAGGGTAAAAATTAATGTATTGATTAGGTCGTATTTTATCAATTGCCACTAGTATCGTGTCCCCTTCTAATGTAACGGCAACCACGTGAGATGCTACTGGTTGCTTTACATAGTTTCCGCAAGCCATAATAAGTAAAATAAATACTAATGTTATAAATTTATTCATTGTCATAAAATTTTAAATGAATTACAAAGAATATTAAATATAAATTAAACTCAGTAAAATCAGCAATTTCATCGGCTGGGTAGTAACTAAACCCTAGTAATGGCCCGCTAGTAAATCTCTCTAATACGGCACATTCCCAATTTCTCATCTTTTATATATTTTATCCTCTATTTTATCCAATCTATTTGATTCAGCTTCAATATGTTGCTGTAAAAACATAATTTTTTGATCTATTAAATTATGTGATTCTTTAGGCGGCAAAGTTTTTGCTACTTCAATTTCTGTTTTATTTTTTTCAATATCATTTTTTAGGGTTGTGTAAGTCATAACAAGCGATATTATACCGCTTAAAATTATAATAATCTCTTTTAAACTCACTTTCATGTCTGGTATCCCATCCCCATCAATATCAACATCAACCTTTTTTTTTATTAAACTCATTTTATTTATTTTATTCGTTTGTTATATCTATATATTTTGTTTTACCATTTTCTTTAATAGCTTTTAAACATTTTTTTCTGTTAGAATCAGCATCTACATAGCTCACATGGATCCAAGCGGCATTGCCTTTTTTGTCTGGAAACTCAAATATAAGTTGATCAAAATCTAAATTATTTTTTATATAGTTATACATATCATTATTTGACATATAACCATAATTATCATCCAGGTCAATTGCTCTGCCTTGGCAATGTTGCGATCTGCTAGATCCGCCAATTGCTTTGTTTAAATCTTCCGATCTAAAAAATGAATTTATTTTAATTGGGCCGTTAACTGCCTTTCTAAGCGGTTCAAACACCTTTTCCGCAATCAATTCCATATTTTGAAGCTCATAGTCATTCGGCTTGTTTTCTATGCTTAAACGCATCGCTGTAGCGCTTCTTGTCGCTTCCTTGTAAGAAATATGTTCGCTGATCATTTTTTTAATTTTTTAATTGTATAGATAATACTCACTAATAATAAAACAATTCTTAATGTTATTTCTATGTTAGTTAATGATAAACCAAAGGCAATTGTGTTAATTATATATAATTTCATGCTAGATGTCTCCATTTTAATTGGTTTGTTCAACTTTATTTGATAATTCTAAGATTGCTCTAAAATATGTGTGATCTGTTAGATCCTCCTCAAGGTATTGGATTCCTGAATTTTCAACTGCATAACAATTAAAATTATAAGCACTTAAATCAAATTTGCTTTGTGTTTTGTCAATTAATAGATTTGTTATTGAGTTCATTATTTGATTAGAATCTAAATCACCACCACTATCGCCGTCAAATCTAGTAACAACCTCAACCCGAGTAATACACTCAACGTTATATTTACTTTGATTGTCATCTATTGCATTAGTAGATAAACCATAAACCCTAATAAACGGATAAACTGAATTACTAGGCACTCTGTTATAAACCGATACTATAGAACCATTATCACTTACAAACCCCGTTAAAGCGGCTAATATCTTTAATCTTATTATTCTTATTGGATCTAACATTATAATATTTTTTTAATATCTCTTTCGATGTTTTTTAATAATCTATATAATCCTTTTCTAACGGCTGGAAAAAAATATGGTTGAGGATTTATATTTACTTTTCTGTTGCCAGCTCCCTTAAATAACCTTTGAATTTCAGCACCTGGGATGCCTAATTTTTCGGCATCTTTTACGTTAACTTTGCTTCCTGTCCCAAATTCCTGAAAAGCGGCATAATTAATATTGGCATATATAACGGCTTTGTTTCCTTGCGCTTCAGATCCAATAGATTGTCTTAGATCCCCTGTATCATGAGGAGCGTTTAAAATAGCATCATTTTGGATAAATATGGCGGCATGAGCAATATTCTTGCTTAGATCTTGAGTAGATAATTTTTTTAACTGCTTAATTTTATTATTAAGTTTTAATAAATCACCGCTATCAATTTTTATACCTATTGCGCCCATTATTCAATTTTAATACCTATTATTTTAGTGAAATATTTATATTCACTTTGAAAAATATCATCAACTCTATAATCCCCATCAAATCCCTCAACCTTAAAAACAAAACTAATATTATTTGGCGTTGCGGCATTTATCGTGTTAGTTCTAACATAAAGCTCAACCCTTGTTTTTGTACTTCTAACCCCAAACTCTGAGGATCTATCTCCTGCCTTTTCCTTTAAATTTGCCCAGATAGTGTCGTAAGTGGTTAGTGTATTGGTCCAACCACCATAGCCATCACTGGTCCTAGTAACGTGTTTTATTTCAATTCTAGTGTCTAATTTTCCTGGATTCATTATAAAAACATTGTTTTGTATGAATTTAAAATATCCCTAACATCTGTAGGGATTAAATCTGAGGCATTATTCTCATCACCACTAATAAAATCGGATCTATTCTCATAATATGTAGCGGCTAATTGTAAAATTGCCTGTTGTAGTAAAGAATCATTTAATCCCTCTGTTATATAAACAACAGTAACCTTAATCGCTGGGCCACCATCAAGCTCAATTGTTTCCTTATCTAAACCTATATTTGTATGTGTAACCGCAACACCATTCGCATGAATACTAACTATTGAGCTAACAGGACCAAATGGAATGCTAAATATTCCTTCAGTTGCATCTAAATAATAAGATCTATTTTTTGCTACAATGTCCCTGGATATATAATTTTCACACCAAATCCTTGATTGTGTTATCTGTCGAGCTATAATAGTGTCATCCGCTGATGTTTCAATTCTAGCGTATAGCTTTAAATCTGTTGAAGTTACAATTTCGCTTCCTGTTATGGAATTAATCTTTACTTGTCTCATTTTTGGTTTCTTTTGAATCAATTTTTAGCTCCTTAGTTTCTTTTTTTAGCTTTGCTTCTTTTTTTGCAATAGCTTCACCCCAACCCATTGAAATCCATTTTGATAAATTAGATTCGTTAATCTCTATTATATCGCCCTCTTTATAATTACGACCTTCTTTAGAAATTGATGTTAAAAGTTTTATTTTCATGATACTTATTTTATGTAAAGATAAAAAAAAAGCGCCACTAAGTTTTTAATCTAGTAGCGCCTTAACTTATTTATGAAATCAGGTCAAAGTTATTGAAATTTTCTTTATAAATACCATCGGCCCTAATTCTTATTGTTTTTTGCTCAATATTTGGTATTATAAAAAATCCATTTAATTGCTGGTGATATAAGGCGAAAAAATCTACATACTCTTTTTTATAGTATCGCCCTGAACTTCTTAAAACGCATTGCTCTGAGTAACGATTATAATTACTTTTAATTCTGTCTTTGCTTATAAACTTAATTTGGATCTTAAAGAGTTTGCCTTTTTTCTCAACGATACAATCATAGTGAGAAGCTCCTAAAAGCGGCATACAGACGTTAAAATTTTGCTCCATAGCCATAGTGCAAAAAATATACTCTGCATAACATCCCTTTTGGTTGTCGTTCACTATGTCAATATATAAAAAAAACCGACTAAATTAATAATCGGTTTTCAACATTCACAGGATTCAAACAAACAAATTTAAAAACAAAATTATTGTGAATATATTATTTTTTCAATCTCAGTTAATTTTTGAAGTACATTTAATTTTTTAATAGCTGGCAATTTTTCCCATAATAATGGATCAATTGAGCTTTGCACTATATCATCAATATCAATCATTTTCCGTTTCATTTGTTAATACTGATATTGCGAAAATAGTTAGTATAGTGGATGTTAAAAAGTCGGAGTATAGTAATATGACCCTTACCGCCATAAATAGCATTAAACCGGCTATTAAGTGCTTTACGTTGTCTTTATGCATCTTCTTTTAAGTTAGCTGTATTGAATGGATTAAAAGTATTCATGAATTTTTGCTCTAATAATTGCCTTTGGTTTTCTCTTTGCCTTTTGGCTTTATTTATATTGTGTAAAAATTTTTCTTTATTTGCCATAATTAAAAATCTATTATTAGTATTAATATTATTGAATAAACAACTACATGAATTGCTATAAGCCACATCCAGTTGTTAGGACCTTGTTTTAAGAATTTTTTATACATATCAAACATATCTAAGTTTTTAAAAGGGGGTTTTTACACCCCCGTTAGTTTTATATAGAATTTAAATCCAATACTATTCTCATATCTCTATTGCCATTAGGTATCTTGTTTAATTCTAATTGAGCATCGTTAATACTATTAAATTGTTGAGCTTCTGAAGAGTTAGAAAATTGTGGTATAATCATACCCATAATTGAAAAGCTCTTTTTTAAGAATTTACCATTGTTTAAAATTAAATGTTTCATTGTTTGTTTGTTTGCCTAACTGCTTCATTGCAATTATAATACAAATATAAAACTTTTTTTTCAATTACAAAGAATATTTTGTATTTATTTTTATGTTTATTTCACTTTACTCCATAAAAAAAGGGGTAATAAATACCCCTTTAATTATAATAATGGTGATTATTACGGAGTTTCTAGTGCTGCTATTGCAGTTGAGAAAGTTCCATTTATAATTCCATTTGGTAAATAAGTCGCTAGTGCAACTCTTTCCATTACTCTTACAGTAACAAACCCTTCTCTTACGTTGATTCCGTCTTGAGTAAAGAACTCAATAGATACGTTATCTCTAACCCATAATTGAGCCGCTTGAGCAAAGTTTCCTACTAAGAATGTCCCCGCTGTAATCTCGTTATTAACAGCGATTGGAGTTCCTAAAAAGTTAGGTTGTAACCCTTGATAAACTTGATCCTTAAGATAGTTGTTCGTAGTATCTTTTAATAATAGGATCTTATGGAAATCAGTAGGATTAAGCATAATATAATCAGCTCTATAGTTAGCAATTGTTAACTGGTTAAGAGCCGCAACTAAAACGTCAAACTGGTTAGCCGCTTCAACTGATTGGTAAAATTTACCAGCCGATGAAACATCAAAGTCAGACGATGCAGTTACTAAACCATTAAGATTAGGTGATGTACCATTTCCGCCTAAAATTTGGTCATCTTCAACCTCCATTAGTTTAGCTGGCACTCTAGCTGATAAATAGCTAGTGATTTGAGGCGTGTCATGTAGCATTTCGTCAGAAATTCTTAAGTAAGTACCTATTTTCTGTACGTTAGCATCTACAGCCGTCATATCAAAGTCAGATTGTGGCAATGCCGCACCCTCCGCAGTTGGAGCCGCCGCATTATTATAACCACTTTCTTTAACATATTTAACCACATCCGAATTAGTTGAACCAATTGGGATTAAGTTTCTTATGTTTTGGTATGTTGTAGGATCAAATTTGTATCCTGGCACTCTTTGTGGTGGGATAACCGCACCAGTAAAGTCAGCCGCAACAGTCATATCCGCTTTAATTTCAAAAGATGATGATCTACTAGATCCGTTTCTCATTGATTCTAAAGCACCCTCGCTGATAGCTTTTGTTAAGTTTCCAGCAAATGATTTATCTTCTATTTTATTAGCTTCAAATCTTTTTTTGCTAGATACTTCAATAGCATCCATTCTGTCAGTGAATTTTTGTGTTAGGTTTGCGATTTCTCCCTTAAGGGCATCGTCTGCCTTGCCAGTCGCTGATTCGACTGCCTGTCCATGAGCTTTCTCAAGTTTAGCGTCTATAATATCGCCTAACTGATCTAGCTGTTTTTTTACATTTTCTTCCATTTTAATAATGAATTTTTTTAAAGTTTGTTAATTAAGTATTTATAAATATCAACCTGGGACATCTTTACAGTCGGCTCAGTAACCTCAATGGCTGGCTGAGTGGCATTAATGAAATATGTTTTTAGTTTGAGTATTTCGCTTTCTAAGGCATATCCCATATCGTCAGAAATATTGCCTTTTCTTAGTAGTTTACATATATTATCATATCTTTTGTAAACTTGATCTATATTATGTAATCCTTTTACATCCAGGATTTTTGCTTGATCGTTTGCCGCTAGAGTTACAGCGCTAATTTCATATAGTTTAACCTCTCTTATTTCTCTGTAATCGGATTTCATTTCCTTTACTATTGGCATAATACCAACACTATTCTCTGTTATTACTCCAGCTTTCATAAGCTCAATAACATCTGTACCTAATTGAGTTTTTGGAATTTCAGCAACAAATACTAACCCCTTTTGGTCCTCATAAAGCTCCTTCATTTTTCCAATTGGTTGCATCATATCATGCTGATATAAATACTTAACTCTCTCGCCATTTTCTTTAATGGTTTTTAAATATGCTCCCTTTCTTATAATATCCTGGTCGCTGTCTTTATTATCGAAAAAAGATCCGTAACCTTTTACAATATTATTTTTCTCATCAAAATCCATTAAATCCCCATCAATTGGAGCCGCTTTATAAATAAAATCCATAATTATACTTTTTTACAAAATTACTAAAAATTAAACATATATAAATTCACCGCCGTCTCTAACATCCTTATCAGCAATAATCCATTTTATTTGGCGCCCTTCTCTCTCTTTTAATATAACAACAGTTTGATCCTCTCCGTATGCATATAATAATTGCATTGGAAACCCTGTTTTTGGAAATTGAACAATATATTCGTCAATTAAATTGTTTATCATAATTATGGCTTTATATTTTTATACTCTAATATTAATTTATCTAACATTTCAATCCCCTCCTTATATAATTTTGGGTATAAATATTCAAACACTTCATTTTTAGCGTATTTATTTTCCATTATGTGAGCAAACATTTCGAACATTTGCCAATTTTTTGTTCTATAATACGACTTTCCATGCCCAAAACCTATTTGTTCTTTTGTAATTGATCCCATATAATCGGAAATGTCCATGTATTTTTCCTTAAATTGTCTGTTTGAAAGTTTAGGAAATTTTTTTCTTAATTCATTAAATTCATCTAAATTCCACGCACCTGGTCCGCTACCATTTCCAAACAATTCTTTAAATCTTTTTTGATGTGCCACCCTTTTTGCACCCCTTAAATTAGCACCAAAAACTTTCCTATGTTTTATAAATAAATCGTTAATAAGTGGATTAACACTCCATTCAGTTATCCAACCCCTTTGTGTGTGTATTAAATGACCAATTTCGTGAGATAAAATTGAATCAATCATTCCCTCTGAATACCTTTCAGTATTTATTTTAATACTCAAACCCCTTTGTTCGGATCTTCCAGTTGTCCTAATTAATCTAGGTTTTTCAGTTAATAATTCTAAATAATCATCGTTTACCTTGGCACCTTTAACAATATCATCCCAATTATCTGGGCGCATTAATTCTTTTTGGGATATTTTTTCAGTTACTTGGCGATTAGCTACACTAACAATCATTTCCTCAACTGTATTGGATAAGCCATTTAAACTAAAATCCTCTAATCTGTTTCTGCCTAAACTAACACCAATATTATCCAGCTCAGTTACTGGAATAGCGCCCTCGACTGGTATTGGTAAAATTCGACATCTACAATTAATAACATTTCTAGCTGATCCCTCTCCAGGTCGTGGCATTTCCTCACCACCAACAATAAAATTTTGTGACATTGGTACTGTTTGCCCGTTAGCCGCTTGATGCCATGGGCGCTCTCGACCATCCATAATGGTCAACCATCTTTTTGACAAATCATCTTCAGAGAATAATGTTTTGGCGCTTTTTTCAGCCGCAAAATTGGCCGCTCTAGTGCTTTCAGTTCTAACTAATCTCTCTGCTTGAAATTTACTATAATGATTGAATTTTGATCTTAATATTCTCGCCTTCTCTCTCTCTCCTAATATCATAAACTCTGGATCCCTCATTAATTGTTGAGTAATCTTTATTAGTGTTTTTCTGGCTGTATTTGAAACCCCTGTGACATTAGTAGCCGCAACCTGACCGCCATAATTAGCAAAAGATTTTTCCCATTCGGTCCTATAAGGTTTTGAATCCGCTTTGCTTATATATGTTTTAAATATTCTAAAATACCATTGAGCAATATGATTGCCTATTGATATATACATTTTTTGATATTCCTTTTCTAATGAATTATTTGTAAATAATGATTCCCACTTAGTAACGCCATATTCTAAATAGTTTTTAATTCCTTCATTATAGTTTTTTTGATAATATTTAGTTAATTCCTTAATGTTTTTATCCTCAATAGTATCAACCTGTTTATCAAAAGCGTTTAAATACTTATTATCTAAAGCATTTTTTATTAAAATTGTTTCAGCTTTGTTTTCATATTGGGAATAACAAAAAGCAATTCGTTGGTCAGCATCTGGAAAATCAGATCTTGCCTCATCGTCTATAACGCATCTAGCTATAAAATGTCTCCTTGATTCGCCTGTTGTTGGTTTTGGCATTATTCATTAATTTCCTCGTTAATATCCACTCTAATTGGCTCAGGATCTGGCATATCAATTGGCTCCTCAGATGCTGGGATTAAGTTTGCTGGAATAAAATACTCATTTAATATTGGATTATCCTCATCAGCTCCATAGCTCATGGCCGCTCTCTTTTCATTTGGTGTTAGCCACCATGCTTTCGACATTTGATCAACTATCTTGTCCGCCTCCTCTTGTAGCTCAGGAATAACACTAAAATCATATTCAATACATAAATTCTCCCCATATTTAGGTGTTAACCACCTATTTAACTCATCTTGTATTTTAATAAGCTCAGGAATAACACAATTTTGATATAATGCCTTTTTAGCTTCCTTCATGTTATTATAAGTAGATCCCTCAGTATTATTAAGTAACTGAACGGGTACATTATAAATATTACATAAATCTTTAATTGATGCGTTGTATTGCTCTATTAAGCTAAGATCTGAAGCATTTAATCCAAAATTAACCCAAGATAATTTTTTAGGAGTAATAATAATATCCCCAGCATTTTTAGTTCCTTGGTGTTGTTGTTTAAATTTATCTTTTAATTGTTGAGCTTGGACCTCATTTAGATCCCCCTCTTCACTCATTAAAATCCCTCTCGATGTTTGATTCTGTAAGTATTTTACGCCTGTTTCGACTGCTTCATTATTAGTTGTCATGGCCCTTAATCCCGCTTTTAATGGGGATTGTCCGTATAAATGAGAGCCAGTACCATCATAAAAAGGATTAAAATCACTTATATGGCATATTTGCTCCGCTGGTATGTGTACAGTCCCATTATATTCAATGGTATAGGATTCCACTGGTTTCATTATACCGCCTGAATTTATTTCCATAATCTGGCTTGGCATTACATAAAGCTCAGTGTATTTGTTTATATTATCGCCTGTTTCTGGTCCTATTCCGTATATATATCGGTTTCCTGTTAGTTTTCCGAATGCTACTAACTCGCCTATCCATGTAGCATACGATTGAGCTGGGTTTGGTCGATCTAATAATTTTTGTAATTCAGTATGCTCAACTTCAACTAAGGCGTCTTTTTTTAGCATTTTAGCTTTATACATAACATTGGCATCAATAACCCCGCTAGTCATCGCCTTATATTTCTTATAACTTTTATCGTTTACCTTTTCATATATGTTAAATGGGATCCCCGACGCCGCCTTAGCTATAATATTAACTAATGAGTAAACAGTTGCATTTTTTCTATACCCATCATTGATATATGTTTGATCGTTTTCAGTATTCCAAACAATCGTATTACCTAGCCAATTATATATAGCTTTATTATATTCTGAGTTTGTGTTTTGT